GTTCCATCTATAGGTAGTGGAAAAAATATTTATTATTTAGAAGATGAAAGAACAACTGAATACATAGATAGAGCAGTAGATCAAGGATTAATATCCGTAAAATACCTACCAAACAAAATTTTGCTAAAGGGAGATAAATAATATGGCTATTTTAAAAGGTTTTCCACCTTCGAACACAATCAGTCCCAGTGTAAGAATAACTGAGAAAGATTTGTCCTTCATCGCACCAGAACAAACTTTACATGTTGGTGCATTGGTAGGATTTGCAAGCAAAGGCCCAATTAACTTGCCTACGCTCGTAAGCACTAACGCTCAACTTCATAGAATTTTCGGACAACCCCATCCAGATGTTAGCGATCCATATCTAACATATGCTGCTGATCAATATCTTTTAGTAGCAAATCAAGTGTATGTCGTTCGTGTTGCAGAAGTAGACCCAGTAAATGATGAAGAAGCTACAGAAGCAAAAGTTAAAATTCCATCCGCAGGTGGAGTTGTAGAAACAATAGGTTCTATTGGCTTTATGAATGACGAATCAGAAACAGTCACAGTTATGACCGATAAGTTTTTTGCATATAGACTTAATGGTCAGCTTATGCCAAAGACCTTGGTACTCACTGTTGACGATCTTGATATTGGACAAGAATATACTGTTCAAGAAGTCGTAACAGCCCTTAATGATCAACTTAGTTCCGATGATGGAATTGAATTCTTCAAGCACGATGATGGCGATGATGACTTCCTTGGAGTAAGAACTCTTTGGGCTTATGGTCCAAATGCTACATTGGAATTCGTATCCATTCAAGATTCAATTTATGGCGCCAACAGTCAATTTGGTTTGGGAACCAGCATGTCTCACGCTACAGTAACTGGAGACAATACATTTTTCCCTACTGATGATGCATATTCGGTAAATGGAGAATATGATCTAGGTGGGCTATCTGAATTGAATATCAACATCGTTGTAGACGGAACCGATAATGTTCTTATCGATAATGTTGTACAAGTAGTAGATTTAGATGCAGCATTAGGAACTTTAGCCGACGACACCACAATTGCAGATATAGTTGACGCAATAAATGACTATCGTGACGACAATCTTCCCGGTGGATGGGAAGCAGTTGTAGACACCAACAGTCTTAAAATTCAGACTCTTGCTTATGGTAAAGACTCCCGTCTTCGCATCAAACCAGACAGTACAGCACTAGATGTTTTTGGATTTTCCACAACTACCAAAAAAGGAGAAAGTCCTTCTAGAGACTCTAACGATGCCGATGTCGCAGTTGCAGGTTTAATATCTGGAACTAGCAACATTACTGACGAAACAACTTTTACAGTACAAGCTGATTCTGTTGGCATCGATGGTAACATGACTCAAGTTAGAGTGACCAATGATATAAACGCAAATGTATTTACAGTCGAAGTGTTTAACGATGCTGTTCAAGTAGAAGCATGGGGCAATCTTACCAAAGATCCAACTAGCCGTTTCTATGTTGAAAGTTACCTTTCATTAGTGTCTGATTATATTCGTGTTTCTGACGACACCGATGTAAACGCAGGTCCTGCAAACGGAACCTATACACTAGTTGGTGGCTCTGATGGTATTCCAGCAGACCCAGATGATCAAGATTCGCTTTTAGTTGGCAGCAAGATCGGCTCCACTGGTCTTTACACCATGTCCGACAACGAACAAATCGACATCGATTTAGTTGCAATTCCCGGTCACGCAAGCACTACTTGTGTTACCGCTTTGATCGACTTCTGTCAGAATGTTAGAACCGATTGCCTTGCTATTATCGATCCTCCTTTTGGTCTTACCATTAAGGAAATCATTGCTTGGCAGAACGGAAGTCACCCTCTTAATACCACAAAGTTAGATACTGACTTTGCTGCATTGTACTGGCCTTGGGTGAAAATTCGTGACAACTACAATCAAGTAGATGTTTGGGTTCCTCCAAGTGGTTCTGTAATGGCAACAATTGCACGAAGCGATGGTATCGCTCGTCCTTGGTTCGCTCCAGCTGGTATTACTCGTGGTATCGTTCCCGGTATTTCAGATGTTTACGATAGACCGAACTTGGAAGAAAGAGATCTACTCTACGGCAATAGAAATTGTGTAAATCCGATTGTTAGCTTCCCAGATGTTGGCGGGTTCGTAGTTTTTGGTCAAAAAACCTTACAACGAAGACCTACAGCACTAGACAGGATAAACGTTCGAAGAATGATGTTCTATATTGAAAAAAGAATCCGTGTCGCTTCTAGAACTTTGCTATTCGAACCTAACGATAACACTTTCAGAAGCAGATTTGTACTTTTGGCAAACGGAATTTTAGACGAAGTAAAAGTTGGAAGAGGCATTACTGCTTATATCATTAAGGCCGACACTGAATTGAACACACCAGATGTAATTGATAGAAATGAATTTAGGGCCAGAATTGGTATTCAGCCCACAAGAGCAGTAGAATTCATGTTTATTGAATTCTCTATTCATAGAACCGGTAGTTTCTCTGAGAACGCAGATACATTCTAAATAAATTTTAAAAAAAGAGGTGAAAAATGGCAACTCCAAGTGGATCAGGTATAGCTATGGGCTTAGGATTACTAGGCAACGACAATATTGTATTCAAAAGAAAATACAGATGGACTATGGAGTTCTTTTGTCCTTGCGACTCAGTAATTGGAAGTCATTTAGTCAAAGTATCTTCAAGACCAAATATTTCAATTGAAGAAACTGAAATTAATTTCCTTCATGGAAAAATGTGGATTCCCGGCAAAGCAACTTGGGAAACCATAAGTGTAACATTTTACGATATAGCAGTTGGAGAAGGAGATGCAGGTTCTAACGGCATATACACTTGGCTCGCAACTGTATATAATTTTACAGACAATGTTGGCTTACACCAATCTTCCCGCAAAGGAGACGAAACTAATGGATCTCAAGGTTATGCTGGAAAAGTAAAACTTACAATGTTCGATGGATGTGGAGAGGGATTAGAAGAATGGACTTTAGGACATTGCTGGCCTCAAGCCATTAACTTTGGAGAACTTGATTATTCAAGTTCCGAAGAAGCAACCATCGAAGTAACCTTGCGTTATGCTACAGCAGAATACAAAGCAATTTGTGGTATGATGAAACCACCTTGTTGTGCAGGTTGTTTCGGTTAATCAAATAAATAATACTAAATTAAAAGGTCTTGTATACTACAAGACCTTTTTTTACATAAAGAGATAAATATGGCAACTCCAAGTGGATCAGGTATAGATATGGGCTTAGGAAAATTAAATCTACCAACCACATGTTTTAAAAGAAAATATAGATGGTTTGTAAAATTCGACGAAATTAATTACACCTTCATTTTACCGCCAAACAAAACAGCAAGACCAACACTTACTTTCAAAGATATGGAGGCACAACATCTCAACGAAACTATTTACTTTCCGGGCAAACCAGATTGGAAGCCAATAACTTTGACTTTATATGATATTCAAAAAGGAACAGACAATGCTGTTTGGAAAAAAATATTAGAATTATACGACCCAAAACAAGGTACTTACAATACATCTGTTGGTATTATCACTCAAGACTACGAAGATGGTTATAAATTCAAAGAAATGAAAGTTGGCATGTTGGATGGTTGTGGAAACACAATAGAAGTTTGGGTTTTTGAAAACCCTTACTTTCAAGAAGTAAACTGGGGAGAGCTAGACATGACAGTATCTGATGTAGTTTATGTCGATATAACTATTAGATATGATCGTGCCTATGTGCAAAACGAAGATTAATATATATTCTTAAGTATATCTCTACATCTCAAAAGCATTTCTTCTAATTCTTTAGGCTTGCAATTTAATATTCTGCAAGCTCCACTTTTATTGAGTCTTCCTTTTTTAGTATAAACTTTATTTTCATTAGAAAGAAGTAATTCAACAAATTTACCAAGACCGTGTTCTTCGAGTTTTTTTAGTGTTTCTTGTCGTTCTAATTGATCTAAACCATCGTTTCCATAAAACATAATTTGTCACCTATAAGTTATATTTAATTATATTGTGAATATAATTAAATATCAAGTTTTAAGAATTATTATGTTTTTTAAAATTTTTATTTATATAAGGTAGATTTTGTTCAAATTTAAGCTGAACGAAATCAGAGTATCTTCTTTTTAAATCGTTGTAGTTTCTCGCAGACCTATACAATTGCTTGAAATGATTTAGAATACAAGTGGTCATGTAATTGAACGCTTTTCCCTTAGAAGGATCGAATCTATCTACTTTTTCAAAACATATCATGACTCCTTCTTGCACAGCATCATCTTGATCTATTAAATTAAATTTGGCGTATTTAACTATATTTTCTGATAAAGTATAAAAAGCAAATGCTATTTTTTCTTGTGTTTCTTGAAATTTATTATTTGAGATTTTATATTTTTCTTGAATTTCAAGCCAAACTTCTGGTAATTTGTAATTTTTATTTTCATTAAAAGTACAAGTTATTTCGTTTGATATAAAATATAATTGATTTTTTTCTTTTTTTATATTTTGAAAAACGGAAATTAAAATCTCAAATGTTTTATTGTTTAAATATTCCTGAACCATCAAACCTCTTGATTGTTAAAGTTTTTTTGCCATTTTTTTTTCCAATCTTCGATTCTTTCAAGGGCTTGCTTTCTTGCATCTAAATACCATTGATGTGATATATTATAGTATTCATGAGAATAAAGTTTTCCAGATGTGTAACTTCTAAAGTGATCTATGTTTTCATCTAATGTCCGCATGAAGTTTTCTTCTTTACCTATTATCTCTGGTTTTATGCTATTATTCCTCAATATATAATTGCCTAACAACTCTGTATCTGGCCAATTCGGTCTTGTTGGGTGTGGTCTGTAATCTTCTATATTAAATGTATTTGCCAATCTTCTCAGGCTCCAACCAAAGCCAATCTTGTCCATTGTCTTCATGTGATACATTGAACATGTGTGACTGACCATTCCCTCCCAATCTTTATGCATTCGTTTTGTTATTTCGTAACCAACTACTGGTGATTTGTTCAAACAGGAATCAAGCATATCCTCCAATAGATTGATTCTTCTTAGAAAGCAATCTGAATGAGTGGCGAACAAATAATCTGATCTACACAAGGAAAATCCAAGATCCATAGCCATGGCAGGTAAATCACTTGGGTGCAAAACACCATTTAATCGTATACTGTGAACTTCTATGTCTTCGCTTCGTAATTTTTCTATTTCTTTATAATTAGCTTCTGTGCTTCCAGTATCGACGATAATAATAAATGGCTGAATAGTTTGCAATTGCAGCAATTCAACGCAAACCTTAAGCTCTTCTACGGTGTCTATTACTGGTACAACCGCAGTTATTTGATACGACCATGGTCGGTTGGTGCAATCGCCCTCCCAAGGTATTGAATTGTTTAAATCGTCACGAATTGGAGCTATTGATGGTATCATAAATTTATTTGCCTTTACTAAGTTAATATAGAAAGTAAAAGTAAAACTATGGACATTTTAAGTATTTTGACAGAAATTATAAATAACCCAAATGCAAAAAGAAACTATGTTAGATTATCTGATTACTATGCAAAAAATAATTTAATTCACGAAAACGAAGTCGTTGAAACAATAATAAAAGAATTCTTTGATGAAAATGAACAAAAAAATAACGACGATAATAACCATTAAAGAAAAATATAATTTCGAACGATGTTTTCTGTCTACCAAAAAATTAAACTGTGATTACCTCGTTTTAGATAGTTTTAATCTCGAAGATGTCAAACTGTTTTGTAAAGCACATGAAATTAAATATATAAATTTTTATAAAAAAACAAAAAATTACGATGAAATGAAAAACAAAGCTATAGAAGAATCTAATTCCGAATGGTTGTTCTTCATTGATAGCAACGAAGCCATTATAAGTGGAATCGATAAACTTTCTGTTATTGAAAACGAAAAAGCATTTTCTGTTTGCGTAATGAACCAATACACAATAACCAAAGAATTAAGATTGTTTAAAAAAAGTTTAAACTACAAGTTTACAAACAGTTATTACGAATCAATCATCGCAAACAGCAAGCTACTAGATGTTTACATACACAGCACAGATGTGCTTGATCAACAAAAGGCTTTGATCTATTTCTTAGAACAAGAAGCTATGTTCCCATCAAAAAATAGTATTCGATATTATCTCGCATGTTGTTTTTTAGCTTGTAATAGATTAACGGAATTCAGCAATAAAGCTGAGGAATTTCTATTTCATTCCAAGAAAAATGATATGGCTCAAATTATGATAAATTATTATTTGTCTATGGTGAGATGCGTTAAAAAGTCAAATCTTGAAAGTGCCATAAAATATATATCTATTTGCATTTTATACAAACCTGATATGTCTGAATTTTGGTGCTGCCTTGCTGATATTTTCTATCAATTAAACGACATAAAAAAAGCTAAATGTTTTTATAAAATAGCAATTATTGCTGGTTCTAAAAGAAAAAAAACAGACTTATGGCCACTTGAAATTAAAAAATACAAAGAATATCCAAATAAAATGATCGAAAATTGTGATGAAATAGAAAAACAAAAAAAATCATATATAAAAATTTAAATTTCTTGAACGACAACCGTGACCTCGTCTTCGTATCTCGCCATAGCTATATTTACTTTGGCGTGTTTTATTTTCCTCAAATTATTTTCTAACTCGTTTATATGACAATTAATCACAGTCCAAGAACCTTCTTCTTTTTTAATTTCTTCTATTATTTCTTTATTTACTTCTTTGTTGGGAAAATAATCAGATAGTATGTGTCCACAATCTGAAACTATTTTACGATAAAGAGGAGCGTTGCAGCCACAATTGGGATTTGAAAGAAATTTTGTAACTTCTGACTGAAAATAATCTGGTAATTTTTGTCTAAATCTAGAATCTTTTAGAGCCTGTTTAATTTCCGACAGGGTTATTTTCTTGTTCATTTTGACCTTCGTTTATAAACTTTGGAATGATCACATAGCCACAAGAAGGGCATTTAAATTGCTTTCTTCGTGTTTTATTGTTTACTTTTTTGGTCAGAGTATCATATAAAATTGGCACAGAGGAAACATTGTGTTCTTTGTAATCTGCAATGGATTTAGTTATATTCTTGTAATGACACTTAGAACAATAAAATATTATTTCTTTATTTGTTTCCATTGTTTACACGTCCTTGTTTGTTTCTTCAGCAGATTGAGGTAAATTAATTATCGTAAGAGACTCTATGTAGTTTATAAACATAGCAGCTAAATTAGAAACAAATCCACCAGCACAACCACACGCAAATATTTTAAATGGTTCGTTTGTGAGCCAAACCCATCCCATAAAAAAACCACACCATGTTCCACTGCACATGTAACATTCAACTATCGTTCCCAAATGTGGAATTTTTAATTTTTCTGCGTATTTTTTAATATAAAATCTTAATTTCTCGAATATTGACCCATCAACAATAGTGTGCGACATGCCTATTGTTGATATAACGAAAAGAATAAAATCTACCATGTTGTTATCTCCAAAAAGTTATACCGATGTTTTTTTCGTTCCTGTAAATAAAAAAACTTTTGAAATTATTGTATTTTGAAAATTCAAATTTTTTCAATTCTTCTAGATTTATATCATAGTGTTTTACGAGTCCAACATCAAAATTTTCAACTACAATTTGGTCCATTAATATTTTTTCCATATCTAAAATTAATTGACCTGATTCCATTCTATTTAAAGTTTCGATGTAAAATCTAAACTTTTCACTTTTATTATTAGTATATACTAGATTTTGCCACTCATTGTAAAAGTTTTCGTGATTAATTCTAAGATAATTTTGTATGTTCTTATTGAAGAAAATTATTTTTTCCAAATTTAAAATATTTAAAATTACCATACTACATTATTTTCACTAGTGATTAGGTGTAATATTATATTTTAGGAGCATTCAAATGTCAGATTCAAATGAAATTTTCAAACCACAAAGACCAGAATCAAATCAAATGGGATCATTTTCGGAAAATAATAATCCAGATGTTCCCAAGCCAAAAATAGAAGGAGATATACCAGAAGCATTTTTAAAGGCAATGAATCAACAAAAAAACACAAATCAACAAAAAGATACAAATCAACAGAAAAACACAAATCAACAAGCGACACCTGCTAATGCTCAAGTTTCTGGTTCTGACCATCTAAAAGAACTTATAACTAATCTCAAAATAAACGGAAGAGTATACGAAGAAATTCAATTGCCATCTCGTGGTAAGTTCTACGATGGAGAATTGTCCAGTGGAACTATTCATATAAGGCCAATGACTGGCGAAGAAGAACAAATTTTAGCAACTCCTAGATTTGTTAAAAAAGGACAAGCCATCAATATGATCTTCGAAAGATGTATTCAAGAAAAAATCAAACCACAAGATCTTCTTTCTGTAGACAGAACATACTTGCTTATTT